CACTATCACATATACTGCTAAAGGCGATGTAGCTAAGAAAATTGCTAAATCAAAGTTAGGTATCGTTGTTCATACACAATATGATAAAAGTGGTAAAGCTGTTCCGTTATCTTCTACACAAGGTTTTGCACAACATGCAGATGTTCATTGGCATTCTGCTAACTACGATGCAAGCAAAACATCGTATGAAGATTCAGCCCAGAACCAGTTTATCAAAAATATGACTGCTGCTAAAAAGATACATGATACTGCTGGTGATGAAATGTATAAAGCAATTGAACCTCATGGTGGTGATGGTGGACATCTATCAACTTACATTAATCAAACTGTTCGTGATGGATCAAAACCATCAGCTGCGGGTTTACAACAACACATTGCTGGTAAATATCAGAAGATGGTTGAGAAGTTAAAGACTGAAAAGTCTCAAAACGCTAAACTGGAAGAATTAAAAGGGCATGTTAACCACATTAGAGATAATGCTCAACACTATGATAATCTGTTCAAGATGCATCAACATCTACAAGCAGCAAAGAATGGTCTAGTAAGTGCATTAGAAACCAATGAAGGTAACTATGATCATTCAATCGGTGGTGTTGCATCAAAACCAGAAGGATTTGTTTATAGTCACAAAGGCGAACCCACCAAGTTAGTAAACAGAGCAGAGTTTGCTCGTCAGAATCTATTGAAGAATCGTGGAGCACCAAAGACAGATGAAGTTCATCACACAATTGCATTTGGTCGTATGAATCCACCAACCGCAGGGCATGAGAAACTTGTCAATCATATGAAAGAAACCGCCAAGAAATTTGGTGGTGACAGTACATTGGTTTTATCTGGTTCTCAAGATACAACTCCAGCACAAAAGAAAGCAGGTAAGAATCCTCTTTCTCCTGAGCAAAAACTAAAGCACGCAAAAAATGCATTTCCTGGAACCAATATCAAAGTTGCTGATAAACAAAGTCCAACTATTCTTCAACAAGCAGCAGATTTACATAAACAAGGTGTGACCCATCTACACTTTGCTGGTGGCGAAGATCGCAGACCAATGGCAGAATTGCTCAAGAAATATAATGGTGTTAAAGGTGCTCATGGAGAGTATAACTTTAAAGACATTACATTTGAGAACGCTGGCAAAAGAGACGAAAATGCCACAGGTGTTGAGGGTGTTTCTGGAACTAAGTTAAGAGGTTTAGCATCAGCAGGTAAGAAAGAAGAATTCCATTCTCATCTATCCTCACAGATGAAACTACAACATAAAGATGCATTATATAACGATCTTCGTAAGGCGATGAAATGAAGAAACTAATTTTAATTCTAGCAGTAGCATTATCTGGTTGCGCAGTAATCTTTCCTAAGCCACACGACCCTGTTATGTTTGGTCAAGCAATCGATGTTAAAGTAGGACTAAGTAAGATTAGTTGTGAAGATAAGTCCAATTGGCAACCAGTATTGGACAAAGTAGAAACTCTCAAAGTTTACTCTTCCGAACGAGGTGATCCACAATCCGATGCATTTGGAAAAATGGAAGAAGCATTAAAGAAAGCCAAAGATAGTAAGAGTAATACATTCTGCGAGAGCATTGTTAAACTTAATAGAACAAGAGTCGATGTAACCATCGATGCTTGGAAAGGTAGAAAATGAGTATCCTTAATGATTTAAGAGAACATGCTGGACTTGGTGGTCCAGCAGCATCATTGGCAAACGAACTCCTAGTGATCCACGAAAACTATGCTCAGGGACAACTAACCTCTGAAGAGTACGCATTCCTATTACAAGAGATCGCTGACATTCGTGCACAACAAGAACTAGCCTCAGACGAGATCGCCTGTCGTTGGATCGTTGCTGCAGCATCTGCTCTACTATCGGCTATGTAAGGATACAAACTCCTAAATAAGTATGTACTACTTTATAGATGGATCGTATGAAAGATTATAGACAACTAATAAAAGAATTACCCTCAACTACATTAGTATGTGCACTTGGAGATTTCGATCCTCCGACTACGGCACACGAGTTGTTGGTTAAAACTGTCAATAGACTGGCAGAGCAAAAGAATACTGACCACGTCATCTACGCATCCACTAAAGATAGTTTGATTCAGGAAGAAAAGAAGGAACAATACCTAAAGTTAATGTTCCCTAAGACTAAGTTCAAGTCTGTGAACGAGTCTAAAATTAGTAATCTCCTTGAAGAATTATCAAAGAAATATAAGAAACTTATAATCGTTGCTGGAAGCGAACAAGTTACCGCACTAAAGAAACTTGTTAAAGAAAACACCGAAATTATCGCAATCAACGAGAAGAATCCTGACGCTAACTATGCTAAAATGAAGCAGTTGGCAGTTAAGGGATTGTACGAAGAATTTAAAAAGAAGTTGCCAAGCACTATCCGTGAACTTGATGGTCGTCGTCTAATGAATGATGTTCGTCAAGGACTAGGTTTAGATCCAGTTAAAGAGCAACTTGTTTTAGTTAAAGATAAACTACGTGAACAATATTTCCGTGGCGAGATTTTTAACGAAGGTGATATTGTAGAATCAAATGGCGAACAATTTACTATTGTTAAGCGTGGTTCAAATCATTTATTGTTAAAAGAAGAATCTGGCAAACTTGTTTCTAAGTGGATTCAAGATGTTAAACCAATGGAAGACAAAGCAATGAACGAAGGTGTTATACAACAAAATGGTACTGACAAGTTAGAACCATCAACTTCAGATACTGGCGCAAAAGCAGAGACTAAACCAAAAGGTAAAGTTAAAGGATTCATGACATTCTATAACTTTGATACTAAAGATCCTGTACAAGAAGAAACAGATCCTGTTGCTAAAGAGAGAATGAAAGCGCAGTTGTCTCTTAAACACGCTAAAGAAAAAGAATCTCTTGCTGCTAAACATACACAAGAAAAAGAAAATCTTCAAACAGAAGAATTAGAAGAAGCCAAAAAGAAACCAGTTTGTCCAACTTGTGGTAAACATGAATGCGAATGTAATACTGGTGTAGATAAAACTTCTTATAATCAACCATTCGATCCATTCTTCAAAGAAGATTTAACTGAAGAAGAAATTGATGAGATGGTAAACTCTGTTACTGATCAAGACATTGAAGATCTCTATGAAGAAGATGAACTTGTATTAGTCTATGATGACGATGGTGAAGAGATTCCACCACTACAAGAAGAATCAAAATATGATTTGATGGAAGTTCTTTCTCGTACAGAGCGTATGAGAGGTAAGATGCGTCTTCGTAAGACTTCTGCAAAACGAGGTCGTTCCACTAAGATTGCATTAAAACGATATTCAAATCCAGCAACTATCAATAAGCGTGCACGTCGTCTTGCCATTAAGTTAATGAAACAACGTATGTTACGTGGTCGTGATTACTCTAAAGTTTCTGTTGGTGAAAAAGAACGAATTGAAAAAACATTATCACAAAGAAAAGATGTTATTAATCGTGTGGCACAAAAGTTAGTTTCTCGTGTTCGTAAAGTAGAGAAAGCAAGAATGTCTCACGGTAAAGTAACTAAAGGCACTATGCCTAGCGTATTTTAAGGAAAAAGAAAAATGTTATCATTTGATCAATTTTTAAATACAATTTGCGAAACTGCTGATGCGGGATTAGCTGCAAAAGCCAGTAAATCTGGTATCTCTATTGGTACACTACGTAAAGTATATCGTCGTGGTGTTGCTGCATGGAACTCTGGACATCGTCCAGGAACTACCCCACAACAATGGGGTATGGCTCGTGTAAACTCTTACATTGGTAAAGGTTCTGGTACTTATCATGGTGCTGATAAAGATCTCCGTGAAGAAGAATTACAAGAAAAGAAACTACCTGAAGTACCAAAGGATAAAGAGTCTGGTCTACCAAAGAAGTATGTTGCTGGTCTTTCTGCCTCAACTGCAAAAGCACGTGCTGCGCATTTTGCCAGAGCCGATAAACTTAGCGACAGCGATCCACGTGCATATGAACCAGCACCTGGAGATGCAAATGCTAAAACTAAACCAAGCAAACATACACTAAAGTATCGTGCAATGTTTGGCGAAGAGATGGATGAAGAACTATACGAAGCATGCTGGGATACTCATAAACAAATTGGTATGAAGAAAAAGGGTAACCGCATGGTTCCTGATTGCGTACCAAAGAATGAAGAAGTTGAAGCACAGTTTGATTTAATCGAATCTGTTGTTGAAGAAATGGCAATGTTACATAATCTAGATCCAGAATACATCTGGGAAAAGTTTGAACAGTTTAGCGATGAAGAACTACTAGAGTATGCAGTTGATGCCAAGGGACACAAGTCTTCGACTGGTGGTCTGACTCAAAAGGGTCGTGACGCATACAATGCTAAAGGTGCTAATCTACAAGCACCAGTTACTACTTCTCCATCCAAGTTAAAAGCTGGAAGCAAAGCAGCAAATCGTCGTAAGTCTTTCTGTGCACGCATGGGTGGCATGGAAGGTCCAATGAAGAAACCAAATGGCGAACCTACTCGTAAAGCATTAGCATTAAGAAAGTGGAATTGCTAATGAAAACATTTAAACAATTTATTTTGGAACAAGTAGTGTACAACAAACCAGATCACGAAAAAATGTCGCATGAAGAACACGATGAAACTGTTGTGCAAAGTGCAGCTATTAAATCTGGTGATATGGATTCGCCACATCCTGCAATTGCTAAAGCAATTCATCATTTTGCTACAAATAAACCTGCCTTTACAAACGCATTACAAAAATCAAAAATACAAAAAGTAGCAAAAGGTACTGAAGTAAATA